TGGGCGAAGGCGAACCCGAATCTGGGTGTGTCGGTGAAGCTGGAGTACCTGCGGAACGAGGCGAAGCGGGCGCAGCAGGTGCCGGCGTACCAGAACACGTTCCGGAGGCTGCACCTTAACCAATGGACGCAACAGGAGACACGCTGGCTGCCTTTGGATGCGTGGGACCGGTGCGGGGCGCCGTTCGACGTGAAGCTGCTGGCAGGGGCGGGCTGTTACGGCGGGCTGGACCTGGCGAGCACGTCGGACATTGCGGCGTTCGTGCTGTGCTTTCCGAGCGAGCCGGGGGAGGAGGAGCGGTACGTGTGGCTGCCGCATTTCTGGATCCCGGAGGAGAATATGGTCGAACGAGCTCGCCGGGACCGGGTACCGTACGATGCGTGGGTGCGCCAGGGGCTGATGACGGCCACCGAGGGGAACGTGATTGATTACGGCTACATCGTGCGGGAGATTGAGGCACTGGCGGAGCGATACGACCTGCGCGAGGTGGCGTTCGACCGGTGGGGCGCATTCCAGGTGAGCCAGCAGCTCGAAGGCGCGGGGCTGACGATGGTCGGGTTTGGGCAGGGGTTTGTGTCGATGGCCGGGCCGACGAAGGAGCTGCTGCGGCTGGTGCTGGACGGCCGGCTGGCGCACGGCGGGCACGCGGTGCTGCGCTGGATGGCCGATAACATGGTGGTGACGACGGATGCGGCGGGGAATGTGAAGCCGAATAAGGCAAAGTCGAGGGAGAAGATCGACGGGATGGTGGCCGGGATTATGGCACTGGACCGGGCGATGCGACACGGCGATGCGGCGCGATCGGTGTACGAGACGCGCGGGATCCTGGAGATATGAAGCCGGATCTGAATGACCTGGTGGCGCTGGTGGGGCTGCTGCTCTTGGGGGCGGGGCTGTGGCTGATTTCGCCGGCGCTGGCGCTGATGGTGGTGGGGGGATTGCTGGTGCTGCTGGCGCTGATCCGGGCGGTGAGGCGGGGGGTGGAGTGATGGGATTTCTGAGCGGGCTCACGGCCAGGCGGGCGCCTGGCGGTCCGATGGTGGAGGAGCGGGAGACGCTGGGAGCGGGCTCGACGGCGTGGATCCTGGATGCGTTCGGGATGACGACGCCGACGGGGATCACGGTGACGCCGGAGGGGAGCCTGGCCTATAGCGCGGTGCTGGCGTGCGTGCGGGTCCTCGCCGAGGGGGTGGCGTCGCTGCCGTGCCTGGTGTACGAGCGGTATGTGGAGGATGGCCGGGAGGCGAAGCGACGGGCGCCTGGGCATCCGGCATACTCTCTACTGCACAATGCGCCGAATTCGGTGCAGACGGCGTTCGAGTTCTATGAGATGGGGATGGCGCAGACGCTGCTGTGGGGTAATTTCTACGCGGAGATTGAGTGGGACCGGCGCGGGCAGGTGGCCGGATTGTGGCCGCTGCCGGCGTGGCAGATGGTGCCGGAGGCGACGCGGCAGGGGAAGCTGTATCATTTGTGGCTGGATAATCAACCGCCGAAGACGCTGGTGGACTACCAGGTGCTGCACGTGCCGTCGTTCGGGTATGACGGGGTGCAGGGCAAGTCGATGATTACGCTGGCCAGGGAGGCGGTCGGGCTGGGGATGGCAGCGCAGCGATTCGGCAGCGCGTTCTTTGGGAACGGGGCGCGGCCGGGGGTGGTGCTGGAGCATCCGGCGAAGCTGAGCCAGGAGGCCCACGATCGTTTGAAGAACTCGTGGAACGCGGCGCACCAGGGGCTGACGAACGCGCAGCGGGTGGCGATCCTCGAAGAGGGGATGAAGATGGAGCCGCTGTCGGTGCCTCCGGAGGACGCGCAGTTCCTGCAGACGCGGCAGTTCCAACGGTCGGAGATCGCGGCGATTTTCCGGGTCCCGCCCCACATGATCGGAGATCTCGAGCGGGCGACGTTCAGCAATATTGAGCAGCAGAGCACGGATTTCTATACGAACACGCTGCAGCCGTGGCTGCGACGGTGGGAGCAGCGGCTGATGCGCTCGCTGTTGGTGGGGGTGGAGAGCAAACGGTACTTTGTGGAGTTCCTCGTCGATGCCCTGCTGCGGGCGGATACGCAAAGCCGGTATGCGGCGTATGCGGTGGGGCGGCAGTGGGGGTGGCTGAGCCGGAATGACATCCGGCAGCGGGAGAATATGAACCCGATTGAGGACGGGGACGATTACCTGGTGCCGATGAATATGATGGTGTCCGGAGGAGAGGACACGGAGGACACGGAAAACACGGAGGAGGAGCCAGAGGAGCCGAGATCTCTGGACCACGAAAGACGCGAAAGGGAAACGAAAGACGCGAAAGAGCTGCGGACGGCGACGAGCCGGAGGCGGCTGGCGCATTCGTACCAGCCGACGTTGGAGCACGTGGGGCAGCGGATTGTGAACCGGGAGGTGAACGACATCCGCCAGGCGGCGCGGAAGTACCTCGTCAATGGGGATACGGCGGCGTTCGATACGTGGATGGTGGGGTTCGACCGGCAGCATTCGGCGTTCGTGCGGGAGTATTTGCAGGCGCCGCTGGCGACGTATCTGCGGCTGGTGGTTATGGAGATCGAGCGCGAGCTGGATCAGGATATCGACGAGCGGCGACTGGAGCCGTGGGGGAACGACTATATCACGGGACGGCGCAATCAGTGGATGGGGGATCTGATGCGCGGGCTGCGGCAGACGATTATCAAGCCGGACGATGCGCCGGATGCGTGGACGGCGGCCGGGGCGGTGGAGGATTGGACGTCGGAGCGGCAGGGGTTGGAGGCGGAGCGGTTCGCGCAGGATGAGACGGTGCGCGGCGGGAATGCGATGGCGATCGCCTCGTACGCAGTGGCCGGGGTGATACGGAAAGTGTGGAGGTCGTTCGGGGAGTCGTGCGCTTATTGCAAGCGGATGGACGGGAAGATCGTCGAGGTGAATCACTTGTTTCTGCCGGCGGGCGAGAGCCTGGTGGACGAGGCAGGGAAGGCGTTCAATAGCATTGTGGACGTGGGACATCCTCCGCTGCACGGGGGATGTGACTGCGTGGTGATGGCGGAATTGTAGGAACACGAAAGACGCGAAATGACGCGAAAAACGCGAAAGAGATGGCAGCCGAGTGATTACGATCAGATGCTGGATTCGTTGGGCTGGTGTCGATGCGTAGTGGAGGAGGTCAGGATGGGGGCGATTGGGGTGCATCATACGGAGACGAGTGAGGGCGGCTGGGATGGGCCGGCGAACGAGGCGCGGTTGAATGCGGATGGGACGGCGGCCTATTACCGGCGGGCCTTTGCCTGGCAGGACCCGGAGGGAGATCCGGAGACGAAGGCAGCGTACCGGTTTATCCACCACGAGGTGAGCGGCGACGGCACGATCGGGGCGGCGAACTTGCGGGCGGCCTCGACGGGGATCGGGGTGCTGAACGGCGGCCGGGGGGGGACGACGATCCCGGCCGGCGACCGGCGCGGGGTGTACAATCACCTGGCGGCGCACCTGAAGGATGCGGACAAGGAGGTGCCGGAGCTGAAGAGCTCACGCCAAGACGCCAAGACGCCAGGTGATTCAGAGGTGGAGCGGCGGGTGTCGGTGGGGGCGCTGGAGGTGCGGGAGAGCGCCGATGGCGGAGCGCCGGTCATAGCCGGCTATGCGGCGGTGTTCAACCAGTGGAGCGAGGACCTGGGCGGGTTCGTGGAGCGGATCGAGCCGGGGTTCTTTGCGCCCGTGCTGGGGAGTGACGTGCGAGCGTTGTGGCAACACGATCCGGCACATGTGCTGGGGAGGACGACGAACGGGACGCTGCGCCTGGCGGAGGATGCGACCGGGTTGGCGGTGGAGATCCATCCACCTCTGACTGGCTGGGCGACGGATGCGCTGGTGAGCCTGCGGCGCGGGGATGTGAGCGGGATGTCGTTCGGGTTCACAGTGGACGAGGACCGGTGGATGTCGGAGACGAAGGGCCCGGCGCAGAGAACGCTGGTGCGGGCGAAGGAGCTGTACGATGTGAGCCCGGTGACGTTCCCGGCGTATCCACAAACGAGTGTGAGTGTCCGGCAACACCTGGCCGACCTCCGGGCGGAGGCGGACGGGGCCGGTGAAGATAATGTGGTGGAGGACCTGACGCGGGCGCGGGAGGATCTGAAGCGGCGAATCAAAATCAGACAGAGAGAGGTGTGAGATGAATAAGGTGATTGAGCTCCGGCGCAAGCGTGCGGAGCTGTTGGATGAGGCGAGGACGCTGGCGGACGGGGAGATGACGGACGAGGTCCGCGGCAAGGTGGATGGACTGATTGCGCAGGCCGATCAGGTGGAGCAGGATGCGCTGCGCGAGGAGCGGCTGGCGCAGATGTGGAGGCCGCAGGCGCCGGCGGTGCTGAAGATCGGGCTGGGGGACAACGAGGAGCGGGCGTTCGGGCATTGGATCCGGACGGGAGACGGTGGGGGACTGCGCGAGCTGCGCGCCTCCAACGATACGACCATGAACATCACCACCGACGTCGACGGCCAGTTTGCGGTGCCCACGGGCCACTACCAGGGCATTATCGCGAAGCGGGACGAGGCGATGCTGGCGACGGCGCTGGGTGTGCGACGGATCCCCGGCAAGGGGACTACGGTCAATATCCCGGTGGACAATGAGGATGATGGCGAGTTCGTGGCGACGAACGAATCCTCGGCCTATGACCGGGATGCGCCGGCGATCGCTCAAAAGGCGAGCACGCTGGTCAAATACACCAAGAAGGTGGATCTGACCGTCGAACTCCTGGAGGACGAGGACAGCGCGATCCTGACGTTCCTGAACGACTTTATCGGGCGGGGCATGGCGAAGACCCACAACAGCTTGCTGCTGACGGAGGTGGCGGCAAACGGGACCTCGCTCAAGACTTTCGCATCGGCGACGGTGATCGCGGTCAACGAGCTGGAGACCATCACGTTCAACGAGGCGCTGAGCAGCTATCTGGACGATGGTGGGTCGGTGGGCTGGGTGATGCAGCGCGCGGTGCATGGCGAGATCATCCTGCTCGGTTCGACGAGCATCCCATACTACAGGGAGAGCCCAGCGGGGACGATTGCGCGGCCGAATCTGCTGGGCTATCCGGTGTTCTACAGCGCGAAGTCGGGGGCGACCGCGGCCAGCACCAAGTCGGTGTACTTTGGGAACTGGAACTATGTCGGATACCGCGAGGGACCCGGCATCACGGTGCTGCGGGATCCGTACACGCGATCGTCCTACGGGGAGATCATCCTGAACTACATGTTCCGCTGCGACTATAACGTGCTGCAGGCGGAGGCGATCGGGTACGGCGTGCACCCGAGCGCGTAACGGTGGCCAATCGCGGGGGCCGGTCTACGAATACTGGACCAGGTCCTCTCCGGTCCCCGCGTTGGTAGGATGGTGCGGATGGATGTGATGGTGTTTTGTCCGGTGCTGCGGCTGGAGCCGGAGACGGTGCGGGCGATGTGCGCGCTGGAGTGGGACGGGCCGTTGACGGTGGTGTGGCAGCGGGACAATCCGGAAGTTGCCGAGCTGGGGCTCGGCGGTCCCGGCCGGAAGGCGGGGTACCGGAACCATTTGCACCAGTATCAGAGGGGACGTGAGGTGTTTCTGAAGGGGGGGTATGATGCCATGCTGGTGATCGAGAGTGACATCATACCTCCCGCGGATACACTGAAGCGGCTGGCGGCGCTGCCGGCAGATGTGGCGTACGGGGTGTACTGTTTCCGGGGAATGAAGCCGGACCGGCCGGTGGTGAATGTGCTGGAGCGGTACTATGGCTGGCCGTACCAGGCGAAGAATGTGGGGGATCCGCTGACGGTGCGGGGGCTGTACGCGGAGGCGTGCCGGCAGAGGATTATCGACTGCTCGGGGAGCGGGCTGGGCTGCGTGCTGATCCATCGGAAGGTGGTGGAGGAGGTGCCGTTTGAGGCGGAGGCCGGATTTTTCGATACGGCGTGGACGCAGGCGGTGTATCGTGGGGGCTATCGGATGATGGCCGATATGGCGGTGCGATGCGGGCACGTGGAGCCGAGCGGGGTGGTGCTGTGGCCACCTTTCTGACGATCTATACGCCGACGTACAAGCGGCCGACGTTCCTGGCGCTGTGCGTGGAGAGCGTGGAGGAGCAGACGATCCGGGCGGAGATCCAGCACATCGTGGTGGAGGACCTGGTCGGGGTCGGGATCGAGGGGATGTTTGCGGAGATCCCGGCGCACCTGGCGGAGTTTGAGGGGGAGTATGTGTACGTCCTGCAGGACGATGACCGGCTCGCGGCGCCGGACGTGGTGCAGGTGGTGAAGCAGTTTGTGCGCCAGAGGCAGTATCCGGAAGTGGTGATGGTCAAGAGTCGGAAGGGGGGCGGGCGGCTGCCGACGTATTGGGGCGAGCGGCCGGTGGAATGTCACGTGGACCTGGGAAACTATGTCGTGCGGTGTGACGTGTTCCGGGATCACGTGTCGGAGTTCGGCAGCCGGTACAACGGGGACTTTGATTTTATCGACGGTCTATGGACGGCCGGGCACCGGTTCGAGTGGTGCGACGTGATGTTTGCGCGGGCGATGGCGAGGGGGCTGGGCCGGCCGGAGAGCGACCTGGAGATGGAAGTGCTGGCGGCGCGGGAGCGGGCGGTAGGGCGGAGGATGCGCTGATTTTTGATTTTGGATTGCCGATTTTGGAGTAGGAGGCGAAGATGGCGAGTTTTAACAAATTTCAGGCGTTTGTGGAAAATGTAGCAGAGAAGGTGCACAACCTGGGCAGCGACCAGCTCGTAGTTGCGATGACGGCGGCGGCGAATGCGCCGGTGGCGACGAACTCGGTGCTGGCGGACCTGACGCAGATCAGCTATACGAACTGCTCGACGCGGAACATCACAACGAGCTCGTCGAGCCAGACGAGCGGGACGTACAAGCTGGTGCTGACGGACCTGGTTCTGACGGCGTCGGGTGGAACGGTGGGGCCACTGCGGTACGTGGTGATCTATAACGACACGCCGACATCGCCGGCGGATCCGCTGATCGCCTGGTATGATTACGGGAGCGAGATCACGCTGGCGAGCGGGGAGACGCTGACGATCGACTTTGACGGGACGAACGGGTTCTTGCAGCTCGCGTAAGGCAATGACGGAAGGGTGAGATGGCGTTTTCGCTGACGGGGCATCGAGGGGCTGCGAATACAAAGACGACGGGCACGACGCTGGCGATGACGGTGTCGGGCGCGAATATCGCGGCCGGGGCGCTGGTGATTGTCCGGGCGGTGACGGACAATCAAGGCCTTGTTAACGGCGCGACGACGGCCCACAGCATCACGGACAGCCAGTCGAACACGTACACGCGGATCGCCGAGTACACCCGGACGAGTGGCGGTGCTGCGGACGGGGTGACGGCGTCAATCCATTACTCGGTGCTGACGACGGGGTTGACGTCGGGAACGGATACGATCACGCTGACGTCGCAGAACGTGCCGTCCAGGGCGCTCGGGGCGGACGAGTTTTCGGCGGGGACGCTGGGGACGCCGGCGGGCAGCGGGGCGACGGGGAACGGCACGACGCCGGCGGCGAGCCTGTCGGGGATGACGAGCCGGACGTGGCTGTACATTGGCCTGGCCGGGCGCGAGTATACGACGGCCGACGGGTTCACGCAGGATACCGATTACAGCGACCTGACACAGATCGGGACGAGCGGCGGCGGTCCGGTGTCGAACGTGAGCGGGCCGGCGGGGTACCGGATCTATGCCTCGTCGACGGGGGACACGTACGATCCGTCGTATACGACGGCGGCGGATTGGGCGTGCGTGATCGCGGCGCTATACGAGTCGAGCGGGGCGTACACGCTGACGGCGGCGCAGGGGTCGGTGGCGCTGAGCGGGCAGGCGGCAGGGCTGCCGGCGGCGCGGAAGCTGAGCGCGGAGTACGGGTCGTTTGGGGAGACGGGAGAGGCGGCGAGCCCGCTGGCGGGCCGGCTGCTGACGGCCGATTATGGGGCGTTGGCGGAGACGGGGCAGGCGGCGGGGCTGCTGGCGGACCGGCTGTTGACGGCAGAGTACGGGGCGTATACGCTGACGGGCCAGGCGGTCGGACTGATCTACAGTGGCACGGCGAAGGTGCTGACGGCAGAGTACGGGGCCTTTACGCTGACGGGGCAGGCGGCGGGGTTGCTGGTGGCGCGGAAGTTCAGTGCGGAGTATGGGGCATTCGCGCTAACGGGGCAGACGGCCGGGCTGATCTACAGTGGCTCGGCGAAGGTGCTGACGGCAGAGTATGGGGCATTCGCGCTAACGGGGCAGACGGCCGGGCTGGTGGTGGCACGGAAGCTGAGTGCGGCGTACGAGACATATACGCTGAGCGGGCAGGCGGCCGGGCTGCTGTTTGGGCGGAAGCTGTCAGCGGCGTATGAGACGTATGCGCTGACGGGGCAGGCGACGGGGTTGCTGGTCGGGCGGAAGCTAGTCGCCGTGTACGGGCCGTTCGTACTGAGCGGCCAGGCGACCGGGCTGGTGGCGGCGCGGTTGCTGACGGCCAGTTACGGGTCGTACACGCTGACAGGGATCGCGGCAACGCTGCTCTATAGCGGGGAGCTGCCAGAGTGGCTGTGGATGTTTATGGCACTGGTGGGACGTGTGCCGGGGGCGGCGATGGCCGGGCGGGCGCCGGGCGAGGCATTCACCGGGCGGGCGCCGGGCGAGGCATTCACGGTGGTGGAGTAGAAGCAGGACTCACACAAAGACACAAAGGCACGAAGATATAAAGGTCTGGAGATGACGACTCGATTAACGGTTGTGCCGACGGAGAGCTCGACGTACGTGGTTCAGGTGGTGTTCACGAATGAGGATGGAACGGCGGTGGTGCCGAGCGCGATTACGTGGTCGCTGACGGACAAGTTGGGGGCGGCGGTGAACAGCCGGACGGACGTGGCGGTGGGCTCGCCGGCGAGCACGATCAATATTGTGCTGAGCGGGCTCGACCTGGCGCTGAGCGGATACGCGGGGCCGGAACGAATCTTGACGGTGGAGGCGACGTATACGAGCGCGCTGGGGGCCGGGCTGCCGCTGAAGGGAGCGGCGTGGTTCGTGGTGGAGCCGTTGGTGGCGGTGTAAAGAGGATCACACAAAGACGCAAAGGGGTAAAGATGGCGCTGAAGATTGCGGTGGTGCCAGCGGACGAGCCGGTGACGGTGGCTGAGGCGAAGGAACATTGCCGGGTGGATGTGACGACGGACGATGCGACGATCCAGGGGTTTATTGAGACGGCGCGGGAGGTCGTCGAGGTGGCAATGCGGCAGGCGCTGGTGACGCAGACGTGGGACTTGTACTTGGATTCGTTCCCGGGAACGGATTATTTGGAGTTGCCGTTGCCGCCTCTCCAGTCGGTGACGTACGTGAAGTATACCACCAAGGCAGGGGTGCTGACGACGTTCGACTCGGCGAGCTATATGGTGGATACATACAGCCAGCCAGGGCGGATCCGGCTCAAGGATACGTACTCGTGGCCGTCGGATGAGCTGCAGATCGTGAATGGGGTGAATGTGCGGTTCGTGTGCGGGTACGGGGAAGGGGTAGATGTGCCGAGAAAGTTGAGGTTGGCAATACTCCTTCTGGTGGGACACTGGTACGAAAATAGGGAGGCGGTGGCGACGTCGGGAGCGGTGCCAAAGGCGATCCCGCTGGCGGTTGAATCGCTGCTGTGGGCCTCGGATCGGAATCTGAGGTTTTGAGATGGACGCGGGGAAGCTGAGACATCGGGTGACAATCCAGGAGAAGCCGACGGTGACGCGGGACAGCTTCGGCGGGGAGGTGCCGGGCTGGGGCACGGTGGCGACGGTATGGGCGGCGGTGGAGCCGCTGGCCGGCCGGGAGTTCCTGGAGGGGCGGAGCCTGGAGGCGACGGTGGACACGCGGATCCGGATCCGGTACCGGAGCGGGCTGGTGCCGAGTATGCGGGTGGTGTGGGGAAGCCATACGTATGACGTCCAGGCGGTGCTGGAGATAAAGTCGGCGCACCGGGAGATCCATTTGATGTGCATGGAGGTTGTGGAGTGAGATTGCTTCGCTGCGCTCGCAATGACAGGGGATGAGAGATGGCGACGACGACGGTGCGGATTGAGGGGGCGGAGGAGCTGCAGGCGGCGTTTTACCGGCTGAAGGCGGCGGCGCGGGGCTCGGCGTTGGAGAAGGCGGCGATGGCCGGGGCAGAGGTGATCGCGGCCGCGGCGAAGAGCCGGGCGCCGGGGCCGCACGTGGAGAGCGAGGTGCTGAAGGCGTCGGAGGAGGCGATCGAGGTCGGGATCGGGCCGGACAAGGCGCACTGGTATTATGCGTTCTTTGAGACGGGGGTGAGCCGGCACAAGATCACGCCGACGAAGAAGAAGGGGCTGGCGTTTGCCGGGCGGGAAGGGGCGATCGTGCGGCAGGTGGTGCAGCACGTTGGGATGGCGGCGCGGCCGTTCCTGCGGCCGGCGCTGGAGGGAAGCGCGGACGAGGCGACGGCGGCGGTGGGCGCGGAGCTGCGGAAGAGGATTGACGGGGCGGCGAGGGGCTGATGGCGACGATTGAGGAGGCGTTGTATGCGGAGCTGGCGGGGAATGCGGGGGTGGCGGCGTTGGTGAGCACGCGGATCTATCCGAGCGTGATCCCGCAAGATTCGGCTCTGCCGGCGATTGCCTATCAGCGGATCGGTGGGCTGCGGCTGCTGGATCACGGGAATGACATGTACGCGGCGCTGGCAACGTTCCAGGTGACAGCGGTCGCGGATGATTACGCGGAGGTCAAGGGGGTGATAAGGGCGATCGTGGCCATGTTCCCGTTTGTCGGCTCGCTGGGCAGCCTGGTGACGGTATTCTTGGGGACGGTGGATAACGAGGTGGACGACTGGAATCCGACGATCGAGATGCCGGCGACGCGGCTGGATCTGAGGTTCCTGTATGCGGAACAAGTTGGAGACTGAAAGAGAGAGGTGAAAAGATGGCGTTTCAAGGTGGGCATGGGGTAGTGCTCAAGATCACGTCGGGGTCGTTGATCGTGGTGACGAACCTGATGGACGTGAGTTTCCCGGAACAGGCCAAGTTTCTGGCAGAGGCAACGTTCCACGACAGCGCGTCGGCGTACCTGGAGTACATCGACACGGGGCTGCGCGAGCTGACGGAGATGGAGGCGACTGTGGCCTGGGACTCGGCAGCTACGTCTCACGCTGCGATCCTGACCTCGTTCGCTGCCACGACGGCGGTCGGGATGTCGATCGAGGATCCAAACGGCGATGAGGTGATCGCGTTCAACGCGCACATCAAGAAGGTGGGGCGGGTGGCGAAAAGCCGGGAGCTGTATTCGTGCGTGATCACGATCCAGCCGACGGGCGGGCCGACGATCACGTAAGAGGGCGGTTCACGAACCGCCCCTACAGGGGGGTGTATGGGCTATCTGACGAAGGCGCAAATCCTGGAGGTGCAGGATCTGCCGGTCGAGGATGTGCACGTGCCAGAGTGGGGCGGGATGGTGCGCGTGCGCGGGCTGACGGGTGCGGAGCGGGACCGGTGGGAGCTGGAGGGGCTGCGGCTGCGCGGGCAGCGCCTGGAGATGAATCCAGGTCTGGACAATTTCCGGGCGCGGCTGGTGGCGCTGTGCGTGATCGACGAGGCGGGCGAGCGGCTGTTCAGCGACCGGGATGTGCCACGGTTGAGTGAGAAGAGCGGGGCGGTGCTGGATCGCCTGTTCGACGTGGCGCGGCGCCTGTCGGGGCTGACGGCGGCGGATGTGGACGACCTGGAAAAAAACTCGCCCGGCGGCCAGAGCGGAGATTCTGGTTCCGATTAGCTCTGGCCCTGGGCTGCACGGTGAGGGAGCTGCAATGCCGGATGAGCAGCCGGGAGTTTGCGGAGTGGGCAGCGTTCTACCGGTTGGAACCGTTTGGAGAGGCGCGCGGGGATCTGCGGGCGGGGATCGTGGCGGCGACGATGGCGAACACGGTGCGGGATCCAAAGCAGAGATCCCGGCCGTTTACTCCGCAGGAGTTTATGCCGCTGGTGGAGT